TGACTCATTTTGTTCCCCACATATGTGATTTCTGACATATGTGACTTTTGACATATGTGACTTTTGACATATGTGACTTCTGACATATGTGACTTCTGACATATGTGATTTCTGACATATGTGATTTCTGACATATGTGATTTCTGACATATGTGATTTCTGACATATGTGACTTCTGACATATGTGATTTCTGACATATGTGACTTCTGACATATGTGACTTTTGACATATGTGACTTTTGACATATGTGACTTTTGACATATGTGACTTTTTTGCAACAGTTTCCCCGTTCCCGCAAAAGGCGAGTCCTTTCCGATTCGTTCTTGTGACTCCAGCTTGCCTGACCCTATTTCTGTCTTGTCAAGAGCATAGCTGCCATGCATTCAACGCATAGATATTTTGATTCGTTTAGGCCGTTTGTTCACGGTTTGTTCACGGCTGGATTCTGGTGCGACAAGATTCCCTATTGACAACAAGATTCACGATTCGTTCACGGTTTGTTCTCTTTTCTTAATCACAAATTGTTACAAAATCGGTAATTTTTCGGGTTTTTTACGGTTTTGGGGATTGACAAGATTTTGGGAAAATCGGACTAACTACGGCCAGACGCAACACCAAACCCCGAAGGGAAAACGACATGGAAAAGATTGAATATATTCGCCACCTGCACAATGCCGCATACATGGCTAATCTGGCAGACACCGAACGCCGTGAAGACTGGCAAACGGAAAACATGGCGCATGATCACGTTAACCCGATTTTGGAAATTGTTCGTTCGGTTTTGACGCCCGCAGAATATGACGCTTTTCTGAACTATTTCGGCGATTTTGAGTCGTTTGTCGCATACATGGAAAAGCAGACGGGACTCTATGGCATTTGGTATCGGGACTCCGAAGGCAATGAAACGCTTTGCGAGACTGAAGCAAACGGGACTCTTTACTATGACTATGCGTTTAGGAATAAATCCGACGCCGAGTCCTATGCTGCACGCTGCACGCTGCAATATCTAAAAGGCGGGATTTATGGCGATTCCTACTTTGCGGCCCCTATTCCCGAAGGTGTTGAAGCGCAAATGTTTTGGGGTTCGGAATAATCAGAGTTGGAAAGGAATAAACAAATGACCAAAGAACTCAAAGCCGAAATCAACGCTGCGCATGACAAGCTGGAACAGCTGGAACATCAGCGCCGATTTGCCGAGGCAGACGCTTTCCTAGAAGCTAACCGCTTCCTTTTTAATTATGACCGCAAAGGCAACTGGATTGGTGCAGTCTCAAACGAAAACGGCTGGACACCCTAATCAATCCCCCCCCCACAAGCCAAGACAAGGAGTCTTACAATGGCAAACAACAACCAAACGTTTATCGCATACGAAGGCCCGTCACTATATGACGGATCACCTATTGTCGTTTTGATCCAGACCGGATCAACCAACCGGAAAACAGGCGACATGGTCCAGACTTATATTCTGCGATCCGACATTGATCCAATCACGGCAAGCCGGACCGGACAGGATAAGGCAATCTGCGGCACCTGTCCCCATATGGGAAAGCCAAGCGACAAGGCGACTGGCCAAGCTATCGGTCGGACCTGTTACGTTACTTTGGCCCATGGCCCATTGGGCAAATGGAAAGCCTATAAGGCTGGACGCTATGGCAAGGCGATAGGGCATGACGCAATTCGGGCATTGGGTCTTGGCCGCATGGTAAGACTCGGGACCTATGGCGATCCCGCTGCCGCTCCCATGTTTTTGTGGAACTCGCTGGTATCGGCTGCCAAAGGCTGGACCGCTTACACCCACGGCGCAACCAATCCCGCCCCTGATAAGATTATGACCAGCGCAGAAACCGCAGCACAGGCAGAGTCGGCTTGGCAACGGGGGGAAAGGACGTTTCGGGTGATCAAAGGGCTAGACTCGCTTATCAAGGGGAAAGAAGTGCTATGTCCTGCCAGTGAGGAAGCCGGAAAGCGAACCACCTGCGAATCTTGTAAGCTATGCGCAGGTGCATCGGTCAAAGGTAAATCTGTTGCCATTGTTGCCCACGGTATTAGCAAAGGCAAAGCTAAGGATATGGTGGATTGACAGGCCCGACCAATCGCCCTAAGAATCCTCTCAACGCAACCGACAACACACACAAGGATCAAAACAATGGAACGCAATTTGAACAGCTTCGTGATTGAACAAATTCAAGCGGATGGAATCTTTTACTTTGTTTTCAACTTCAAAGGCTGCATGAAACACTGCCGCAACCAAAAACGGCTTTGGGATGAAGCTAACGACTCCACCCATCAAGCAAGCGTTGCCCTTTACGTTGACTTGCTTTATAGCGCAGGTGACATAAAATAAAACTAGACTCTTCAGCAAAAACGACAACCACAAACACAAGGAATCACACAATGCGGACTCTTGCACTTATCGTTATTGCCATTTGCTATCTGGCAAATACTTTTCAGGTTTATGAGGCAGACAATGGCGGAACAAACATCTTTTTCGGGAACTTTGGCTACCACATTGAAGGCGACTCAAAATGGTGATTGCCCTAATACTTGGAACCGCCCTATTGGGCTACGCAATTTACAAGGACGAAACGAAATGAAAGCTACTTATAAAGTGCTGTGGGAACAGTGGTTCAGATATGGACCTGACGCTGACGAATCCGACTTTGACGAAAAGGTTGTCGTATTCGACACATTGGCGCAAGCGGAACAGTTCAAGGCTGACTTAGTATCGGGAAAGCACAAGGGCCTATATGACAGGACAGTCAATGCCCATGATGTAACAATCACAAAAGAGGAGTCGGAAATATGATCAATTGCCCTATACGCTTTTTTGCCTTTTCAGAGTCTGATACGGATTTTCTAGATATAGAAGAAATATCGGAATCTGAATTCATAGACCTATACGCCGCAAATCCCGCCTGTCGTCTGGATTACGAAAGGCACACAGTTTTCTCAAACGGTGTCAATCAAGTTTGCCTTACCTTAAACGCTAGAATGGAGTCTAACCAATGACACTTATCGCAAACTATCCAACAAAGAAGGCTTGCAAAGAAGCTATCGGGCAAAGGCTTAAGTATATCGAGACAAGCCTATTCGGACCCGAATATAAACCGGACGGAATTCTAACGGTATGCAATAGGCCACACATAACGGGAAAGGGCCGTGAATGGTTTGGCAATGTAACCTTGCAAGGCGGTGTCATAGTAAAGGTTACTTGATAGCCCTATTCTAAGCCTTTACAAGCCCAATATAACCCTGCCCCTAGTCACCCTAGCGGCGGGGCTTTCTTGCGTTGTAAGGTGCCTTGTAGCGCCTCTGACAGCTATGTGCAAAAATGCATAGGTCGCAATGACTTGTGTGCAGATATGCACAGATTGAAAACTGCAAATTGGTAAGATTATTTTACCGAATCAGAACGTAGTGGTTCAGGCGCAGCCGAATCCTTTGTCAAGTATTTTCTTTCGAATACCCCAGGATTTAACCAATGTGTTGCACAAAAGACACACATCCCCTCCGATTCATCACATTCTGAAACATAACGACACCATATTGTAACAATTTGTGATGTGATTCTATGGGTGACTCTTACGATTCCCTATTGACAAGGGGGTGGGTCCCCTGGTATTATTCCGCCGGTGATTCGGGGGCTGCGGTAGGCCCTAACTAATCCAAAAGAAGAAAATACTTTTGACTTGTTGCATCCGAACCACACTCCACCTACACGGAGTCATATCACACGACCTACAAACACAGGTTGCAGAACCCTAGGTTTTGACCTTAAGTAGAGTGAATTTTTTATAAAAAAGAATCGTTTTATTTCAGGTAGTTATCATTTTTGTAACAAAAAGTGAAAGATTTTGGTTGACAAATCGTAAAAAAAGCCCCTATATAGTAGATAGAGAGAGATACTTAAGTTATAACTATAGTATCAAACTGATTATGATATATAATACACATACAAGATTTGATACTTAAGTTATAACGTAAGTTAGTCAGCTCTAAACTCCTAATCAACCAAGACAAGCAACGTCACATAAGTAGGATTGTCGTCTTGCCGATGGTTAGGGGCTTAGAGGTGACTATCTGAACAGGACTCTCTAACCATATTTAATATTATTTATTGTCGTTAAGGCATATCAATGCCGCTTGAGGGTGTAACTTACGTTATCCTTTAGAGTCAGGATTAAACCAATGGCCTCCAACCAACTCAGATATTCCAAGACAGTTGAGAAGCATATCCTAGACTGCATCGAAGGTGGTGTAGGTATCCGTGATATGATTGCTTCCATGCAGCATCTACAGGATGCCCCAAAATCCTTGAGCACACTCTACAAGATTTATGGTGACTTCATCCATAAGGAACGTGCTCGGATTAACGGTGCAGTAGGTAAGAGGGTTATTGAACAAGCTCTCTATGGTGACCCCAAGGAGGGTATCACTTTCAAGAGCCAAGAACTCTTCCTTCGTAGTAAGGGTGGGTGGTCTCCAACCAACACTGTAGTTGAAGCTGAACAAGATGTTGACCCCGACATGGACGAGAGTGCTATCGACACACTGATGGCATTGCTTGGTAAGGATAATGACCCGACAGAGACAGATAACGGCTGACACCCTACGATCCTTACCATCCCAAAAGGTGAAGGAACTCTTTGAGGCTCTAGGCCCTCAGAAGACTGAAGAGCTTAAGCATGACTGGAACTTTTGGGCTAGGGATGCACAGCTAGAACCTGATGGTGACTGGAATACTTGGTTCATCAATGCTGGTCGTGGTTTTGGTAAGACACGCACTGGTGTTGAGTGGGTCAGGGAACAAGTTAAACTTGGTAAGAAACGTATTGCTGCTGTAGCTGCTACTAACTCTGATATTGAACGGGTTATGGTTAAAGGTGAGTCTGGCTTCCTTTCTGCTTGTTGGAAAGGTGATAAGACCTACAAGGGTAAAGCTATGGGCTTCCCTGAATACTCCCCCACTAAGCGGACACTCACTTGGGAAAATGGTGCTACTGTTCAGTTCTTCTCTGCTGAGGAACCTGAACGTCTCCGTGGTCCCCAGTTTGAGATTGCTTGGTGTGATGAACTTGCCGCTTGGAACAAAGACATTGACACTTGGGATATGTTGCAGTTCTGTATGCGTCTAGGTAAACATCCCCGTATTGTCGTTACTACCACCCCTAAACCAACTAAGCTAGTTCGTCGTCTGATGAAGGATAGCAAGACTTTTGTTACTGGTGGTTCTACTTTTGACAATGCTGCTAACCTTGCTGGAACTTACCTTGAAGCTGTTAAGGCTCAGTATGAGGGAACTCGTCTAGGTCGTCAGGAACTTTATGCTGAGGTTCTAGAAGAGGCCGAAGGTGCTCTTTGGAACACTGACATGCTTGAGAAAGCTGAGATTAAGGCTGAGGATGTCCCCCACCTTAATAGGATTGTCGTTGCTATTGACCCCGCTGTCACAGCTAATAAAGAAAGTGACATGACGGGTATTGTTGTCGCAGGGGTTGATGTTAATGGCATCTCCTATGTATTGGGCGACTACACAGAAAAGCTGTCCCCTCAAGGGTGGGCAGCTAAAGCTATTTCACTATATCATAAATATAATGCTGACCGTATCGTTGCTGAGAAAAACCAAGGCGGAGATATGGTAAGGACTACACTACACGGTGAAGATGAGACAGTCCCTGTAAAACTGGTCCATGCTTCCCGTGGTAAGTATGCCCGTGCTGAACCTATTTCTGCCCTATATGAACGTGGTCTGGTTAAGCATGTGAGCAACCCCGAAGATGGGGCTAACCTCAACGAACTAGAAACTCAAATGAGAACTTGGGAACCACTAGGGTCGATTGGTTCACCTGATAGATTGGATGCCTGTGTATGGGCCTTAACAGACCTCTCACTTAAAGGCATTCAGAAGCCCCAACTGACACTCGCCTATTCATCTTCTAAGGGGCTATCTCGCAAATAACTGGATAAGAATAATGGCGAAGAGTTTGTCGGAAACACAGTCCACCAAGATACTAGGCGTAGCTGGTGATAATACCCATAACGGTCAGATTCGAGCCGATGAATTTCTGCCGGAGCTTCGGGGCCGTAAGGCTATCCGTAAGTATCGTGAGATGCGTGACAATGATAGCACTATTGGTGCTGTTATGTATTCTGCTGAACAAGTTCTTCGAGACGTTACCCTTAAAGTTAAGCCTGCTAACGACAGTGATGCTGCTAAAGCTGAAGCTGACTTTGTTAAATCTGTCCTTGACGACATGGAACATTCCCTAGACGATCATGTCGCTGAAGCCTTGTCTTTCTTGTCGTATGGGTTTGCTTGGTTCGAAGTTGTTTATAAGCGTCGAGTTGGTCCGAATGAACGGTCTGACAAGAAGAAGTCGAAATACACTGATGGTCGTATCGGTGTCCGTAAGATCGCTTCTCGTGCGCCTTGGACTATTAACAGGTTTGATGTAGATGTCACCACTGGCACTGTTCTGGGTATTGAACAGTCTGTTGGTAACTTTGTTAATACCAAGAATTACATCCCAGCAAATAAATCGTTGTATTACCGCACAACCAGTCTGAATGGTGACCCCTCGGGTCGTTCTATTCTCCGTAATGCTTATACGTCTTACGAGTTTCTGAATAACCTCCAGATGATTGAGGCTATCGCAGTAGAACGTGAACTTGCTGGTATCCCAGTGGCCCGTGTTCCTGCTGAATACCTTGGACCTGATGCCACTGCCGCTCAGTCGCAGTTTGTGTCTAATCTACAGACTATCCTCCGTGATGTGAAGTTCAATGAACAAGGTTACATCATTCTGCCATCTGATGTCTATACTGACACTGAAGGTAAACTAAGCAACAACCGTTTGGTTGATATTGAGTTGATGTCGTCCTCTGGGACCCGTAATATCGAAATCGACCCTATTGTTCGTCGTTATCAGCATGACATTGCTCGTAGTGTTCTTTCTGAGTTTCTTCTTCTTGGATCGCAGGGTGGTTCCTATGCCCTCTCCAAGTCG